CCCATGCCCTGCCTGCCTGCCTGCCTGTCTATAAAACGGCACTCATATCAATAAATCTTCTTATGCCTCGCAACACACCCTCTCCTCTCTCCTTTCACTACTGTATCACGCTAAATAATTATGACGAAGATGAGTACACCAAACTCATCGAGGCCGCCGAAGCCAACTGCCGCTACTGGATCGTTGGCAAAGAAATCGGCGCTGGAGGTACTCCACATCTCCAGGGGTACATCTCGCTTCGACGACGCCGTAATCTCGGCCATGTTCGGGATCTCTTTGGCTCTAGGATCCATTTCACAATTGCAGCAGGAACTGCTTACCAAAACCGAACTTATTGCTCTAAAGATGGAGACTTTACAGAGGGAGGTGCAATCCCTCCAGAGCCCAAAGGTAAATCTTTATCCCGAGATGAACTCGCCACTTCCTTCGCTGAACATTTCAGACGAGGAAATACGGGCCTTTCTGAGTACTCCAGTACCTTCTCCGGAACGTGGTACTTCTCCGGACATAACTTGCTCAGAAATGCTGTGGCCCTCGAACGACCATGCGCTCGACCTGACATCAGGGTCCTATGGATTCATGGACTCCCCGGAGTAGGTAAATCAAGAAAAGCGCATGAAGACATGCCTAACGCCTTCATAAAGGAACCAAGAACGAAGTGGTGGAATGGTTATATTCTTGAAAAAGAAGTGATCATAGATGACTTCGCTCCTGGTGGCATAGATATAAATCATCTACTAAGATGGTTTGATCGTTACAAATGTATGGTTGAAACTAAAGGGGGTATGATCCCTTTAGTTGCCGACAACTTTATACTTACTAGCAATTTCTCGCCAGAGGAATGTTTTACCGATAATCTGGGTGTTGTACACCCGCAAATCCCCGCACTTATGCGAAGGATCACTGTACTACATATGTAAGATGAAGAATGAATAAATTACTATTTTTACTATTGCAACGTTTTGTCACCGGGCCTCTGGGACGTTGGCGGTAAGTGGTCCCAGAGAGACCGCCCCCTCCTACATCATGAGATCACACAATCTATAAATACTGCAGCCCGGTCTCTCCATCTTATCTAATCGATCATGAAGAAAACTGCTGGACGCAAACGTAAAGCAGTTGGTATTATTGTTAGAGCACGTAAGAAAACCCGTGGGTTAAAACGTCGCAAAGCTAACAACACTTCTCAGACTTCGAGAGCACTTAATTCATCCAATGCTTTCCAGTTCCGTTCTAAGAAGCTTACTCCTCGTAAGCTACGACAAATGCTATGGAGGGATACTATTATGATGACACATTACCGTAGTATCTTTACTGCTGTACCGTCTGTTGGTTTATCAACGCCTGCTAATACGTTCGAATGTAACTTCATACGTATGCAAGCACTAACGGACATAGCATCCAACGAATTCTGGAGAACTGCTGGTGGATTCCAAGATCCTTCATTCGGGATTACTCCCGATTGGGCTATACCACCATCAGCAACAACACCAGAGCCTATCACAATAGTGATACGTGGCGGTGTCCTATCTCTACGTATTGCTAACCCTTCTCTGACGGATACAATGAATATCAGATGCCAACTAATCTGGACAAAGGAGCAGAGACGTAACACGGATGACTCGGCTGCTTCCAATACACTAGTTCCATATGAAAACGCCGTTGGACTTGGTCCTAGGCCGCTAACATGGACTATCCAAGCCGCTCCTGATTATGCGCAATACTATTATCCACCTGTGATGGATAAGCAAATTGACTTAAAGCCAGGTGACGACGTCAACTTCTATCATCGCCTTAAAGTTAGCAAGATCGATGTCGCCAGCTTCCAACGCGGTGCAAGCTGGTTCCCAATATGGGTTGTTTACGCTAGTCAAACTGTAGATACGACAGCGGGTGCGCAACCAGTGACGATACATATCAATCACAATCTGTCCTTTTGCGTGCTAGACACGTCTGATGTATAAATTATTGTAAAAACAGGCAACAGGGCATGGCTCAGTATTACCCATGCCCTGCCTGCCTGCCTGCCTGTCTATAAAACGGCACTCATATCAATAAATCTTCTTATGCCTCGCAACACACCCTCTCCTCTCTCCTTTCACTACTGTATCACGCTAAATAATTA